TTAATCCCCCGTGGACACTGCGTGGACACTTACGCCACCTTTCAGCGGATTAAGGGCCACCGCATCCTGCAGGTAATCCGGTGCAAAATGCGCATATGCCATTGTTTGCTGAATGGTTGCGTGACCAAGAATCTTCTGAAGCGCAATAATGTTTCCTCCGTTCATCACAAAATGGCTGGCGAACGTATGCCGCAGCACATGTGCAGCCTGGCCTTTTGGTAAATCGGGCTTAACTCTTTTCAGCGCCAGGCAGAATTCCCGGTACTTCACCTCAAACAAGCCGCCTGTTTCTCTGGTTTTGATCGCCTCACAAACTGCCTGCGAAATTGGCACTGTTCTCTTCCGGCCATTTTTGGTTTCAAGAAACGTTACACGGTTATGAACTATCTGTTCACCACGAAGCTTACAAGCTTCACTCCAGCGCGCCCCTGTGCTTAAACACAAAAGCGCAACACGCCAGTAGTCGCCCTCCAGTGTATCGAGCAATAGCGCCACTTCCTTCTGTGACAGGAACGCCATTTCTCGTGGAGATACATAAAGAATAGAAATTCCCCTTACTGGATGTTCTGCATCCCAAAGACCTATTTTTTTCAGCACGGTAAACATTCCGGATAACCGATTCATGTACCTGTTAGCAGATGACGGTTTCAATCCTTCAGCTATCTTTTGAGAACGCCACGCGATAATTTTCAGCTTATCAAGATCCACAGCCTGCATATCAGCGCCAAGCTCATTGATTATGTTGCGCAGTTGTTTTCGGTCTTCTTCCGCCTTACGCCTGTGCTGGCCGTGATACATCCACCACAACTCAAGCAAATCATTTAGCGTTCGACGATCACGGTAGCCCTGTATATATTCCCGCTTTTCAGCGTTCGCCATGATGTAGCGTTCAGTGGCCACCGCTACCGATTTTTTGTCAAATACCTTACGCACGCGCTTTCCCTTGCGTCCGTTCGGCCTGATGTCCAGCAAATAACGACCATCTTCGAGCTTCTTAATCGACATTACGAAGCCCTCCAATGAACCGCTCTACAATTTCTCCAGCCTCTTTCCAGCAATAATCAGACCAGACAAAAAGCAGGTCTAACCAGTTTTCTGGCCTCAGCGGGATAATTTTTGGATTGTTTCGGTTGAAACGCGATCTCCCTCCGAATTGCAGGAACCATCAAGAGAGAGAGCCGGAGAAATTTGCCCGACCTCCGGCATCGTTTCATCTGTTGATAACCAATAAGCATACTTCTTAAATTTAGGGTGTTTCGTAACCTTAAGTAAGGCACCCTCTGTTACTTGCTTCCCCCTCACCTCATAGTTAGTTACCGTCCCATAAGGCAGCCCAACACAATCCGCAAACTCCTGGCGGGTCATACCTTCTGCTTCACGAATCAGGCGAAATTTTTCACCCATGCTTGACAAAGATGCCATATCGGGCATATCCTCCATCGCAACATGCCACATCGGGCACAAACATAAAAACACTCAAATAAGCCGATATAAGCCATTTTGAGCCATTCGAACGAATTAGGGAGATTACCACAATGAGCGAATCAGAGCTTGGGGGGTTCATTCAGGTAGCACCATATCCACTTGAAGCGGTGCCATATCAACTATTCGCCAAGATGATCGGCCGCAAGGAATCCACAGTCAGAACCATGATTGACGCAGCAAAGCTACCGACAATTGACTTTGTGAAACCAGGTTCAGTAAAGACGCGTGCATCAGAAAACTGGGTATATCTGCCAGCATTTAACGAAGGCATGCGCAAAGCGTTTTTTGAGCAACCGAAAGAACGCCGCGACGCATGGTTGTTGTGGCTGGGACTTTAGTCATAAATGACCAGCCATATCATCAGCGCCATTCTGACCCTTGTTTTTATTGAGATAGGCGTAATAGAGATCTATTTGTTTCGCAAGTTAACGGGACATGAAGAACGCTTTATTGAACTCAGCATTGAATATATCGCCGCTTATACCAAAGGACTTTTCCCGGCAGCTATTGGGGCGATGTTTATAGCGTTTGTTATCTGGTTTATCGGGTGAGAAACCTGACAACCCGCAACTACTGCAATGAGGGTAATTATGTGTGGCATGGACAAATTGGACCTTATGTTAATTGTAATACTATCAATTAACTTCGGTTACCTCTTAAGCGGCGCAATTCTCATGTGCGGAGGCAAACGAAAATGAACCAGCAGTCCGCAAAACGTGAAAACAATGCGATGCGATTTAATCGCAAATATTTTGAGTTCGGCCTCTATGCCGGAATAATTAAATCTGTACAGAGTCTTTAACATGAAACAGCAACGTAATTCACGCTTTCGCAATGGTGCAGAACGCCACGCTAACCGTTTTGCTACCAGTGCATCACGCAGCAACATCCGCTACAGCCTGAGTGATACACATGCAACGCCGGATGGCTACCCAGTAAAACAAATCGGCGAGCATGCCTGGCTGATTGAGAAAGCTGGAATCGTGATCCACAAATGCCCACGCAATCCGTTTACCGGAAACCGCATTTTTGCTCTAAGCAGTGGCGACAATCAGTTCGGGCAGGATTTCACATTATACGAAGCACTTCGCACGGTTGATCGTCTGCTTCGCGGGCAAAGTTTTATTAAACAGGCTGATTTATAACAGGTGCTTTATGACCAAAGACCATGCACAAGGTGTATTTATCCGTTTTATTGATTTTCGCGGTGAACTGTTATTACGTGCATCCGCTATTGACGGAGTAACTCCGGCGGGTAAAAACGGAGCCGACGAAGCCACTTACGTTTATCTGAACGGCACGCGACTGCTTGTGGAACTTCCGTACCAGACCGTACGAGAAATCATTAGCGAAGCTGAAAAGGCACGCCAGGTTAATGGCGATGAACCCTATATCGAAATTATTTGTATGGATTCAGAAGCTGAAATACAGAAAGCAGATTAAAGGGCGTTGTGATGGGCAAAGAATATAAAACTCTCATTAACAAAGCACTTGAGCGTTTTTATTTTCGCTTAAGTGCATCAGGCGCTCATGCTGAACGTGCGGCCCGTGACTCATTGACCAGAGCAATCCGAAGTCTGTATGACGTGGCTTTTTACGCTGATGATCTGGATGCACTTAACGAACTTTCCGAGCTGATCTGTGCCGCAGAGTGCGGGGAACATATTGAACCGTATAAGCTGGGGAATATCGCATGAGTATATTTATCTCATGGCTTGTTCTGATTATTTCGGTGGCCTGCGCTATTGGGATTATGCGAATTATTCATTCAATAAAAAAGATTGAACGCTTTTTCACTGGCGAATAACAGAGCAAATAAAACCACAGATTAAATAAGAAAATGTAAAACAATCCGCATTCGCGGAGGTATTCGCACACGCCAAGGAGGCGTAATGGCAATTAAGCATTTTCCTGTCGTTCGTTTTACCTCCAGAGGGCGTGAATACGAAGTCGACGAACGCCTGATTACCACAATCGACAAACACCGTTCAGAAAAGGATGCACATCACATCTATCTCACTGACGGCACTTACTTCTGCGCCACGAATGTGGTGCGGGTGAACCTTATCCGACAGGTACAAGAGTCACGCAGATGACCATTCTGGACTATATCGCCGCCAATCCGGGGTGTAGCGGTGGAGAAATCGCCGCAGCACTGAATACCCCAACCACAGCCATTAATGCGGAGTTACGCCGACTCTGGCGCAGCGGTTCAGTCATAAGAAAAGAGCGCAAAACAGGCGGTCGCTTTTCTTACCAGATAAACCCGATGCCGTTCGGGTGCGGCAATCCACTTACCAACATGTTTAACCAGCTACTGAAGGAAGCCAGAGCATGAGCGCCATCAACCACCAGGAATTACGCGAACTGGCGACTGACCTGCAACGAATGGCAACGCCTCAAAAATTACTGGCGTTTCGCGCAATGCTCTCGCCGTCTGCTGTGCTGGCGCTGCTGGATGAGCTGGAGCACGCCAGAACCACACCTCTCGCCATTCGCCTGACGCTCCGTCATGAAATCGAGGATTTCTGCGCGACGTTGGAGGCGCCAGGCGAACCGGAAACGCCGGAAGCAATACAGCAAGAGCTGCTGCAACGCATTGACAAGGTTTTTGATTTTTTTCTGAACCACTAAGAAACCAGAACATGCACACACAAAAAAACCGCTTGCCATGCCGCAATCAGTCAGGTTACATTTCCGCTGCACCTCACAAAACGGGTGCCGGGTTTCGCAGCCTGCTGACTACACAAGCGCACAACCGCGCCAGCGGTTTTTTTGTGCGTACTGTATTGCCACGTTTTTTTCGCGTCAGAATTATGGCGGGGCGTACGGGGCCGACTTCGGTCGGGCCGGGTTCTTGTGTAGCCGGTACTGCGAACCTCGTACGTCTCGCCACCCACAGTTTCGCAGCTCTGGATGGTGAGTTTTCACAACTTACTACACAAGGGGCCACACCATGGCAAACCGCAAACCACACCGCGCTATCGCGGAGCGTCGTCACATCCAGACTGAAATCAACCGCAGACTTTCCCGCGCATCACGCGTCGCGCAAATCATGCACATCAATATGCTGCATGAGCGCAGCCACGCACTATCAAACATTTATTCCGCCTCTGTTTTCAGCTATCTGGCGGATGATCTGCACGAGCTTCAACAGCTCATCCAGCAGCAAAACAAACTCCATTAACTCCTGTTCCGGGCCTTTCCTGCACCTTGCGGCGGGAGGCCTTCGCACATCTGTAACAAGAGGATTGCCGCAATGATTCTCGCCAACGACTTTCTTGAATACCTGCTCAACACAGAACGTGATCTTGCCGCTCGCGTGCGTGATCGTTATGACATGTACCTGAAATCCCTGCCTGTACCGCAGCTCGCTGACGGAAAGATTGTTATTGATGGTCGCTACATGATTGACAGCCACGAGGGAAATTACAGGCTTTACCGCATTGAAGGTGGCACCCCGTCCGTTATTGGCATTTACCAGCGCCCATCCTCTGCAATCGTCGATGTGATTGCCGACAGCATCCGCATCACACATCGCCATGCCGACACAGAAGACACCGTGCTGGAAATTCAGCGGCTGGCTACAGTCTGCCGCGACACCCTGAATGGCATGACGAAGTAAATCACTATGACGGCAGAGTACATCAGGGACTGGCAACAACCGCGCCACGCAGTGGGGCGTGAAGGAACGGAGATCCCCGCTCCTGAATCCGCGCTTTCCTCCTGGCTGGATGCCTACCGGGTAGAGAACGAGCACCGCCAGGAAATGGCTGATGCGGCGTTCTCCGCAACGCCGCTGGGCAACCTGATTAATAAAAGCCTGGACGCACAGGAAAAACAGGACAAAACCATCACACTGGCAGGAGATGCCAGAAAACAGGCACGCGGCGCGGTGGATGAAGCCATGGCCTCGCTGCGCCTGCTGCCGTCCTATCTGCGCGATCCGCTTATTCGCCACCTCTCCTTCCTGCGCAAAAAACAGGAAGCCGATCGTCAGAAAGGCAAAAAGAGCTGGCAGGCTGAACGCTACGCGCGCGGAAACCTGCGCAAAATATTCGAACGTCTGGAGCGCACCGATCACCGCTGGCTGACACAGGGTTATCGCTCCCTTGCCGGACGCGAACGCCTGGACGATTTGCTTTACCTGCCGCAGCTCAACAAACACCAGATACAGACACTGGCCACCATGACGGCGGCGATGTTCAGCAGCACCTTCGAAAAACTCTGCGATGGCTTTGGCGCGACCGATGGCGAACTGACCATGGATGTAACGCTGAAGGCGTATCAGATGCTGGCCCGCATGGCGTTACACCTGCACGCCATGCCTCCACATTATGACGCACTGACAACAGACAAAGACCAGAGGAACGAACCGGACACGGAGCTGCTGCCGGGCGCAATCCTTCGCCTGACCTGTGCAGAATGGTGGAAACGCAAACTGTGGCTGTTACGTTGCGAGTGGAGAGAAGAACAACTCCGCGCCGCCTGTCTGGTTTCCAGAAAAACATCGCCCTATCTGAGCCAGGACGCGTTAAGCGAGTTTCGCGCACAGCGCGAGAAAACACGCGATTTCCTGAAAAGTTTCATGCTGGAAAATGAAGACGGGTTCACGATTGATCTCGAGACGGTGTATTACGCGGGAGTAAGTAACCCGGTTCACCGTAAGGCAGAAATGATGGCCACCATGAAGGGGCTGGAACTTCTGGCCGAAGCCCGTGGCGACAAAGCGGTGTTTCTGACTGTCACCTGCCCGTCAAAATACCACGCCACAACAGAGAACGGTCATCCGAATCCCAAATGGAACGGGGCCACCATGCGCGACTCCAGCGATTACCTGGTTAACACGTTTTTTGCAGCGGTCCGCAAGAAACTGAACCGCGACGGCCTGCGCTGGTATGGCATCCGCACGGTGGAGCCTCACCATGACGGCACCGTGCACTGGCATATGATGGTCTTTGCTCATCCGGAAGAAATCGACAGCATCGTGGCCATCACCCGCGATATTGCCATTCAGGAAGACCGCCACGAGCTGGGCAATGATATTACTCCGCGCTTTAAGGCGGAGTATGTCGACGGCTCAAAAGGCACACCAACCAGCTATATCGCGACCTACATCGGAAAGAACCTGGACAGCCGCGCCGTGGATGGCATCGACCCGAAAACGGGCAAGCCACGCGTTGACCACGAAACAGGTAAATCAATGGCCGAGAGCGTGGAGCGCGCCATCGGCTGGGCGCGCCTTCACCGGGTCCGCCAGTTCCAGTTCTTTGGCATCCCCTCCCGTCAGGTGTGGCGTGAACTCCGCCGCCTTGCCAGCCAGATGGCACGCAACCCGGAAGGCCCGCAACGGCTGAAGGATGACGCAATGGATGCGGTACTCGCTGCCGCTGATGCCGGATGTTTTGCCACCTACATTGAAAAACAGGGTGGCGTACTTGTTCCGCGCAAGGACTACCTGATTCGCACAGCCTACGACCTCGCAGATGAGCTGAACGATTACGGCGAACAGAGTGTACAGATTTACGGGATCTGGTCGCCATTCATCGGGGAATCCTCCCGTGTGTGCACGCATCCGGATAACTGGAAGCTGGTAAGACGTAAACCGGAAGCGGAAGACAGCGCCCGCGAAAATGGTTTTGACCTTCAGGGCGGCCCTGCCGCCCCTTGGACTCGTGGCAATAACTGTCCCCGTGTACAGGAAACGGACAACAACGGGACAGAACAGCCGGAAGAACGGCCAGCACCGTGGCCGCAGCTCCCTGACGGCGTTGAAGTGAACGAATGGATGCGCTCACTGAAACGGCACGAACGCCGGGCGCTGATGCGTTCGCTTCGTGACAAACAGGCAAAAAACAGCAGCGATGAAATGCAGAGCTGGACACAGAGCCGCAAACAGCAGCGGCCTTTGCCTGATAACCACGAATTACTCGCTAAAGAATGGCGGAAGTCTGCTGAATCTCTCGGCCTGCATATCGGTGAACAACAGATGCAGCACCTGTTACGGGGCGGCAGTCTGTACGTTGACGGCAGCATCATTGCACCGCAGGGATTTGAAATTGTACGCAAACCGGATACCCGCCCGGACAGCCGAATCACGCAGCTCTGGCAGCGCCTGAGCCGTAATCACGGCGTAAGCAGCACGGAGATCCGCCATAACCCGGTCTCCAGCTATCTGGCACAGCTCGGGGCATCAGACCCCGAAGCCGCCGCACGCCTGGCATCCACACTTCAGCAGGTCCAGAACACCATGAAAACACCCGTTACCGTGCTTTCTGACATGCTGCGCGCCATTCGTGACGCAGAGCACGCACAGAGAATCAGAGAAACCACTGAACGCGCCCGCCGCAAAGCAAACCTGCTGAGGGCTGGCCTGACCAGTGGAAACAAAAAACAGACAGAAACGGGATTCACAAATCCCGTAAATGAGCAAAAAACGCGCCGCGATATATGAAGCGCGCACAAAACAGGCGAAAGCGGGATTTAAAAATCCCGTAAACGGTTAATTAACCAACATAAGGAAAATCGACATGAAAATTTGTATCGACGACGGCTCCACCAACATCAAGCTGGCATGGACTGAGAATGGCGAACGCCGCAACGCCATCAGCCCGAACAGCTTCAAGTCGGAATGGTCTGCGCCGTTCGGTGGCATGCAGCCCGCGAACTACATGCTTGATGGCGTGCGCTATGGTTTTGATCCGGTCAGCGATCGCTTTGTCCAGACGACCGACACGCAATACCAGTACAGCGATGTGAATGTAATCGCCATTCATCACGCGCTGGTCAAATCAGGCATCACGCCACAAGAGGTGGATGTGGTTGTCACCCTGCCACTGAGCGAGTATTTCGAGACAAACGCACAGCCGGACATGGCCAACATCAACCGCAAAAAAGCGAACGTTATGCGCTCGGTGGAGTACCAGAACGGCGAAGCATTCACTATCCGTAACGTGCGGGTTATGCCTGAATCCATTCCGGCTGGCTTTAAAGCACTGGCTGACATGAGTCCGTTTGAATCCCTGCTGATTGTGGATTTAGGCGGAACCACGCTGGATGTGGCAAAGGTTCAAGGGCAACTGGCAGGTATCAGCCAGGTGTTTTGCGATCCACACGTAGGCGTTTCCCTGATGGCCGATGCCGTACTGTCGGTGATGGCCACTAACGGTATGCGCACCAGTCACCACATCGCCAATACCATTATCGAACATCGCCATGATGAAGCCTGGCTGCGCCAGCACATCCACAATGACGCGCATTACGCCAGCCTGATGGCGGTTATTCGTGAAAAGGAAGAAACACTGAAACAACGCGTGATCCGCGCGCTGGCGGTTTTTTCGGGTTACGGGCGGGTGATGGTTGTCGGTGGAGGGGCGGAGATTGTGGCACCCGCTATCCGCGAAGTCTGCGGAGTTAATGCGACTTTCATCGCGGACGGGGTGCCACAGTTTGCTCTGGTTAATGGGCTGTACGCAATGGACAAGGAGTAAACCAATGACGACACCAACCAGACGGATAAGTTTCTATCTGAAGCCCGCCGCCGTCAAGAGTGAACAGGAGGCGTGCAATTACCTCGATAGCCTGCCAGCCTCCGAACGCAGCCGCGCGCAACGCGCGGCCTTTCTGGCTGGGCTAGCGCTCATAAAGCGCAACCCAGCATTTGCCTACTGGATGGCCGAATGGCCAGAGGACAACCTCCCCTTCAATACCGTTAGCATCAAGGAAACATACCAGGATAATCAGCCTAGCGGAGTTGAATGCAATTTTTATAAAATAAAAAAGAATATTCAGACCTTATTCCCAGAATAATCTGATAATTGTATGTGAACTAATAAAATACAGACCAACACATCATTCTGGCACCCTTGCTAACAGGGTGCCAATGTTTCAAATCATGATGAAATTGCCGAAGTTTTTTTATCGTGCTGAAGTACCGCAAATGCCATTAAAACCTCAAGAGAATAGCGGCGATAATACTTAACAAAACCATAATAAAATACTCGGGATGCAGCAATACAAAACAAGAGAAGAAAACAAAAAGGTAACAGTCTGATATTTATATCTATTAAAAAGGATAGAAGGAGCAGGAACATAAGCAACCAGACTGAAGCGAGAAAAACAAATGTAATGTTTCTACAAAAACCATACAAAGCAACATAGTTTTGCATTTTCACCTGATGATTTTTAGAATGTTCATACACATAATGATAAGCAAGGCGAAAAAGATCGCCCCTCAAGCCCTTACGTCGATATAGCGTAGATACAGAAAAAACATTTATATAACCATCTCGTATTTGCGGCCAAAAGACTTTAATAAGTATAGAATGCAGTGTGGTTTTATGATGTTCTGCTTTATCAAAAGCTGATACAGGAAATAAAAAAACTCCACGAATAAAATTAACTATACTGAACTTAGTATTATGTCGTTTTATTTTCAGGGAGCTTCTTTTAGAAAACAGATAAATTGAAGGATACCCAAGTTTACTGTTCATGTATTTTTCAATTAAACAGGATGATAGAATAGATATGAAGTGACCTGAAATATATGATAGAACGATTAATACCACATATATAAATACACTTATTATTTCTTTATATTTCAGGATATGGTTAAGAATACCTTCTATATAAACAGGGTTAATTTCAATAGAAAACAAAAAAAGGATAAACAGGAATAACCCACCTGGAATTAGATAGCCCAAAAAGTCATAAAATGAAAACGGATTCTGTGTCACACTTCCCCCTGTGTTACTTGTAAATTAAAGGGTAAAACATTATTTGTTTTTCCGTAAAGGATTAGCTTTCCATCTTCTTACTAACCATTCGAATTCTTGATATGTAGTATCCGAATTAATGCTTTCTCTGATTGCTTTAATTAATGGCTCGGCAATATCATATGTCTCTACAACTGTTGTGTAAGATGTTCTTTTTATCATTTTTTCATCATAAATACCTTCACGAATACTTACAGCAACTCGCTCGTAAAAATTTAAAATATATTGAAATTTTCGACGCTCGGCCATTTCTTCATCTGTTATTATGCAACCATCACAAGGAAAAACATAAGAACGAAATGATTTGCCTGAACGATGCACTTGTTTCAGGGTATGCAATGACTCTATATATTGCATATCTTGCCGACTCTCAAAAAGAAAGTTGGCCGTTTGAGTTTTTTTTGCGGTACGCACATTGTAGATAATGGTTCCAATGGCAACCAAAACGCCAAGCAGAACAATAGCATTGCTGATGATTTGTAGTGTTATTGGGTTCAT